TGATGAAGATGGTAATGCATCAGTCACCGCTAGTGAAAAAGAACCTATACATCATCTAAGATTAGTTCGTTAATGGTTGCGGATGTTCGCATCAAGGACAACTCTGTTCAAGTAAGTAAATCACTACAAAGAGTATCTAAACAAGTACCCAAAGCTATTAAAAGAGCCTTAGCCAATGCAACAGCTTTTGAGATTGCGGCTATTAAAGAACGCACCCAATCCAAAGGTATAGATTTTAGAGGCAGGGCATTTAAACCTTATTCCCCTAAATACAAAAGAAGATTAGTAAAGCAATCTGGTGTTGTTGATTTAACAGATACAGGACAAATGTTTAGTTCATTAACAAGTAAAGTCACCCCAAGCAAAGGCGAGTTATTTTTTAGACAGGCATCAGCTAATAGAAAAGCCTTTTTCCATGATGAAGCAGGTGTAGGCAGAAAAAAGATTATCCGACCCTTTTTTAGAATAAGCAAAAAAGAAGAAACAAATATTGAAAAGATATTCTTTAATGTGCTAGAAAGAGAACTGAGATTATGAGTATTAGAGAAGATATAGCGGCAAATATTATTACTGTATTAGATGCAGTTACTTCACCTATTGAACTGAAGAAAATAACTAGAGAACCTTTTGAGCCAGAACAGTTAGCCGACCCACAGTTTCCTGCTATTTATATTTCTACAGGTGATGAGGTTAGAGAAGATTATACTTTAGGTGATACTGCGGCAGGAAAACGAAGTGGCACAATAGATTATGTATTAGTTGGATATGTTAAAGGAACAGAAACCAACCTAGACACCAAAAGAAATCAATTAATTGAAGTCATAGAAGAAACTCTGGATGCGGACAGAACTAGAGGAGGTAATTCACTTAATAGTCAAATAGTGGAAGTTAGTTCTGATGAGGGAACATTATATCCTTTAGGTGGGATAAGAATTGTGCTAAGAGTATTTTATGAATTTGTACGAGGTACAGCATAATGGCTAACAGAATTAAGCTATACAAAGATGGAAATTCCATAGAGGTATGGGATAATAATATAGACAAGTTTCTTGCTAATGGTTATAAACTAGAAGCAGAAAAAAAACCTACCAAAAAGAAAAAGGTAGATGAAGATAAACAAGAAGGAGTAAACGAATGGCAACACACGTCGGAACAAGCGGAGTAGTTAAAGTTGGAACAGATACAATTGCAGAGGTGATTGGTTTCAATATTGACGAAACTAACGATACTGTTGAAGATACAACACTAACTGATACTGCAAAAACTTATCTAGTTCTTAGAAAAGATGCTACAGGTACTATTGAATGTCATTGGGATGAAACAGATTCTACAGGACAAGAAGCACTAGACGTAGGTTCTTCTGTTACTTTAAATCTTTATCCAGAAGGTGCAGATGCAGGTGACGCATACTACACAGGCACAGCTTTAGTAACAGGTGCATCAGTAGCAGTAACTATGGATGGTGTAATCAGTAGAACTTTTAACGTACAGTTCTCTGGTGGCGTAACACACACAACAGTCTAATCTAAATGCCCAAAAAAGATTATCTTGAGGGTGCTATAAATCATTTTAAGCACCAAGAGATTAAAATTATTGAAGTAGAAGAATGGGGATTAACAGGCGAAGATGCCATTTATGTTAAACCATTTACACTTTTAGAAAAAGCAGAAATCTTTAAAGGCTCTAATGATAACGACTTAACTGTTTTAATTGATGTCATTGTAAAAAAGGCACAAACAAAAGATGGTGAGTTAATGTTTGATTTAGAAAGTAAGATTAGAATGAAGAAGTTTGTTGACCCAGACATTATCGGTAGAGTTGCCAGTCAGATACTCGGAACATCAGCAGATATTAAAGACGTAAAAAAAAACTAAGTTCTGATTCAGAATTTAGATTTCATTTTTTCTTAGCAGAAAAGCTACACAAAACTATTGGTGAAATTCTACAGATGCCTGTAGAAGAATTTTCTATGTGGATGGCATATTATAATCTCAAAAGTGAAGAAGAACAAAAAGCATTGAATAAAGCAAAGATGCAAGGTAAAAGAAGATAGATGACCAGAAAACTCAATATTGATATTCTTGCCAAAGATAAAACAAAACAAGCCTTTGAATCTGTTAGAAAACAAACTGATAAAACAAAACAAAGTTTTTTTAGTTTAAAAAATGTCTTAATCGGTATTGGTTCTTCTTTAGTTATCAGACAATTTTTAGATTTATCTAATACATTCCAAAACTTACAAAATAGACTTAAATTAGTTACAGATTCAACAGAACAATTAAGTGCAGTTCAAGAAGAATTATTCCAAATATCTCAAAGAACTAGGGGTGGATTTGCCGAAACTGCTGAGTTATATCAAAAATTAGCACTTCAATCACAAAATTTAGGTTTAAGAACAAAAGAACTTACACAGATTACAGAAAACGTAAACAAAGTTATTGCTATTGCAGGTGTTGATTCAGTTCAAGCATCAGCAGGTATTTTACAGTTATCTCAAGCGTTTGCTTCTGGAAGATTACAGGGTGATGAATTTAGAAGTATTTCCGAAAACATCCCACCATTATTAGATATTTTTGCAAAAGAACTTGGAATAACCAGAGGTGAATTAAAGAAGTTTGGTGCTGAAGGTAAAATTACATCCGAAGTTATTGCAACAGCTTTATTAAAAGAAACACAAAATATAAATGAACAATTTAGTCAATTATCACCAACTATTAGTCAAGCATCAACAGTAGCAGGGAATAGTTTATTAAACTTAGTTGGTAAATTTAATCAAGTAACTGGTGCATCAGATTTATTTGCACAATCATTAATTAAAGTTTCTGGATTCTTAGATGAACTAACAAACACTATAGACTTAATGAATGTTGATATAGTTCAATTAGAAAAATCATTTGCAGAAAGTCCTAATGAAATTAAGAAGATATTACCTACACTTGGTTCTGTTGAACAAGCATTAGCATTAATAAATCTTGCACAAGAAAGCACAGTATTTGGAGTTCAAACATTAAAAGATGAATATATTGATTTAGAAAAATTCTTAGAAGAATACAAATTAACATTAGAAGAAACAACTGAGGCACAGGAAGAATTTGTAAGTAAATTTGATGTAAACAAAGTTTTAGATAATGTTGATGCATTAAAAAAAGAACAACAACAATTACTTTATTTATCTAAAGGATTTGTAACAGCTAATACAGAGTTAGGAAGATTTGCACAACACAACCAAGACAATTCAGAATTAATTGATAGTTTAAATGAATCTAAATTTCCTAAATTTAAACAAGCATTAGAGGATGCAGGTAATACTACAAAACAATTAGATGATTTATTCACAAATACATTTAATGGATTTGCTGATACTTTAGCTGATAGTTTAATGACAGGTAAATTTGCATTTAAAGATTTTGCTAGAAGTGTTTTAAGAGATATTGCTAGAATGATAGCAAGACAACAAGCATTGTTGATAATTCAAAGAGCATCTGGATTTTTCGGTGGAAGCTCTGGTGGTATTATGTCCTCTGTTGGAAAAATTCTTGGATTTGCAAATGGCGGTACACCCCCAGTTAATAAACCAAGTTTAGTGGGTGAAAGGGGTGCTGAATTATTTTTACCGAAATCATCTGGTACAATAATTCCTAATGAACAATTACCTCAAATGGCAGGAACAACTAATATTAACTTCACCATCAACACAGTGGATGCACAAGGTGTAGATGAATTACTTACAAATAGACGAAGCACTATAATTAATGTTATTAATGATGCTTTAAATAGACAAGGGAAGGAAGCATTAGTTTAATGAGTGGTACTTATCCAACATCACCAGAATTTAGGTCAATCGGTTTCTCATCTGAACAAAAAACAATAACTTCTACTACTGACAGTGGAAAGATGTTTTCAGTTCAAGTTGATGGACAAAGATTTAAGTTTAGTGCTACTTATCCACCTATGAGAAGAAGTGATTTTGCACCTGTATTAGCTTTTATAATGAAGCAAAGAAGTCAGAAAGAAACATTTCAAATTGCTTTACCAGATTTAAAAAATGCCAAAGGTGATGTTTCTGGAACAGTATTAGTCAATGGTGCACATTCAGCAGGTGACACTACTATTGATGTTGATGGAATGACAGGAACTTTAAAAGCAGGTGATTTTGTTAAGTTTGGTGGTGATAGTAAAGTTTATATGGTTGTTAGTGATGCAACAGCTTCGGCAGGTTCAGCAACTTTAACAATAGAACCACCACTAAGAAGTGCCTTATCAGATGATGCTTCAGTAACTTATGATGCTGTTGAATTTACAGTTAGACTAACATCTGATATTCAAGAATTTAATACAGGGGATTTAGATTTATATAGATTTGAAGTAGATTTTATTGAGGCATTGTAATGACTAGAGGATTATCTGCTAGTTTACAAACTGAAATAGCTAATCAAAATATTAAACCTATTGTTTTAGTAGAAATATTATTTCCTACTCCACAAAGAATAACTAATCACTATAAAGATATTACACATAATTCAAACACTTATTCCTCTAGCGGACATTTATTGTCTATTGGTGGTAAAGCAGAAAAATCAGAATTAGATGTATCTAATTTTCAAATAGAATTATCAGCAGTTGATAGTGCTTTTGTTTCTATTGTTTTAAATAATGTCGTCAGCAATGATGAAGTGACGATTGACATTGGATTATTAGATAGTTCAGATGCGTTGATAGATACATTTAATTATGACAAAGGATTTATTGAAAGTTTTAGTATTGATACAAATACAGGTAAATTAATTTTAAGTTGTACTTCACATTTTGCAGACTTTAGTAGAATATCTGGAAGAAAAACAAATGAAGGAAGCCAACAAGTTTTCTTTTCTACAGACAAAGGAATGGAGTTTTCAGCATTAACAGTTCAAGATATTTTATGGGGTAGAAAATAATGGCATTTTTTACAGCTATTATTGGAACAATCATTAAATCTGTTATTACAGGTTTTGCCATTTCTAAAGCAGTATCTTGGTTAGCACCCAAACCAGAAATACCAGAATTTACTCAAGAAGCAGAAGCACAAGGCGTTCTTCTTAATAAACAATCTAACAATGCTAATATTCCAGTTGTTTATGGTACAAGATTGTTAGGCGGAACAAGAGTATTTTTAGAAACATCTGGAACAGATAATCAATATTTGTATGGTGCATTAGTTTTATGTGAGGGTGAAGTTAATGCAATTACAAAAATTTATGTTGAAGATAAAGAAGTTACTTTTTCTGGTTCTTTTAGTGATGGTGGCACTGTCACCTCTAATGATGATAGATTTGGTACTACTATCCAAGTTCAAACTTTTTATGGAACTGATAGCCAAGTAGCATCTAGCCTTTTAACAACATTAACATCATGGACTTCTAACCATAAATTATCTGGATTATGTTATGTAGCATTTAGAATTACTTGGGATGCTGACAAATATATTGGTATTCCAAAAATCCAAGCCTTAGTACAAGGAAGAAAAGTAGTTAGTTATAATGCTAGTTCTGAAGCACAAACAGCCTCTTTTTCTACTAATCCTGCTTGGTGTTTATTAGATTATTTAACCAATACTAGATATGGAAAAGGCATTGATATTACTGATATTGATATTCCAAGTTTTTATACTGCATCTGGAATAGCAGAAACTCAAGTTACTCCTTATTCTGGTGCTAGTGATATAAACTTATTTGATTGTAATGCAGTCATTGATACAG